GTCATCTAAACTGAATTAAGAGCGGGCATAGCCCGCTCCTTTAACCCTGTTTTTGTTGTCTTTTTTTAAAAAAGACTTTTATACAAATAAGAAATATCTATCATTTATATTCGGTTGTAAACACCTTAATAAAAAATAGTACAATTTTGTATAATATAACGGTTCCAACAAACTAAGTAATTTTTCAGGTGGAAGAGAATTATCTTTATCTTCATCCTCTGTTGATGTTACAAATAATAAATCTATAATAAAAAGAGCTATAACATAATAAGATGTTCTAATATTGAAATTATAAGGCAATGTTTTGTTTTTATTAAAATATATCATTTCGGGAGCATTATTGCTAAATTCAATTGGTTTTTCTATATTAATATTATCTTTATCGTCAATTGGATATAAATCATTACCAACTGAACCCGTATAAATAAAAATTACTTCGTTTATATATTCTCTTTTATCTTCATCATTTAATTTATTTTTTATACTATTGCTTACATCATTGCTTGTAGTATTACTTGTACCATTGCTTATAGAGTTATTATATATTTTTGACGGAACAAAAACATGAAAATCGTTACTATTTATTTTAAGTATGCTCAGTCCAATATCTTTTAAAATATTTAGACTTACTGTAAAATCAAATATTAATTTTATCACGTCATTTGCAGATAAATTATTTCTAGTTAAGTTCTCTTCTTTACTAGATATAGGTATAGACCCATTTTTTTCACTTGAAACCATCCCATTTAATCCAAATAAATTAATATATTCTTCCAATGTAATTAAGGTTTTATTACCTGTTATTACTTTTATTTGATTTACAGAATCAAAATCACTTTTATTAGACGAACTCTTTTCCTCTATATTATGATATTTAAAAAATATATTAACATAATCAGATAACTGCGAAGAATATTTATACTCTGAATTAATTAAAACAGAATATTTTTCTTTCATATCCTTATCATTTATCTTTTCAAATTTTATAAGAGGGTTGCTTTCTGATAACATTTATATTATATATTATATACAATAAAATATACTTTAAATTAAAAATTATTTTTTTGAAAAGTCTTTTAAAAAGGTCTTTTAAAAAGGTCTTTTTGAAAAATTTTTTAAAATAGATTACCAAAACAATTATTGTATTGTATATGGTAACTATATGCTATCTCCATTAGTACTCGAAGAAGTATACTATAATTTTTCGACAACAGTAGGTTCGCTGCAAAATAAAATCTAGCTGTGTGGAGATACTTTATTTAAATATTTATCTTTAAATATTTATCTTTAAATATTTATTCTGAATTTATTTTGAATTTAATTAAAGACATAATTATATTTAATATATTTAATATAGTAAATATAATAACAAATATATAATACATATTTTTATAATTTAATATGGACAACAATCTCGGTCATAATAAATGGGTCAGTGCTTTTTCAAAAAGACAACATTATAATAATAAACATAACGACTATGATAAAGGCACACCTTTTCTAGGACATCGACAAAGAAACTCTTTTTTAAAACAAAATGCTTATGCTGATCCTGATGCTGATGCTGATGCTAATATTTCCGTTGAAGTTCCTCCAAAACTAGACGATACACTATTATTTCCACAATTATCTGAAAAAAATATTAACAATTCTAAACAAATTATTACTGGAAACAATATTGTCTCTAATGATGTCTCTAATGATGTCTCTAATGATCTGTCTATATCTTCTATTTCATGGGGAGAAAAAATACAGGAAAAAAAAATAGAAACAACCAATTCTATTCCTCCTGGATGGGTTAAACTTAGTTATAAAAAAAATGCTGGGGTTAATGGTCTAGGCACAGGTCTAGGCACGGATACAGGTAATATTAAATATGAATGGGGGCCTCCATTAAATACTAATACTAAAACCCTACTACATATTCAACAAGAAAAAACATTTGATGAAAAGGTCGGTGATGTCATATTGGATATGAAAAAAAGATGGTATGAATATAATCAAGTACATGGTTTGTATTATGATTATGATTATATGGATGATGACGAGGAATATATTTTTGATGATTATAATGATTATAATGATTATAAATATTCATATTTCGCCGATAGTTATTCATATGATCATTCATACGAGATGAATACACATTTACATTGATATTGGTTATTCAACGGCGTCTTGCAGCCCTTGATGATAAACTTGTTCCTCCTACACGACCTAATGATGAACTTGTTGCTGTATATATAACTGTATTTAAATATAACTTTAATCCTACTCCATTTTGTACTGTTGGAATATAATCTCCTGAAAATCTTCTCTTACCTACATTCATATTTTGTGGTAAAATTACTCTTCCTCTTCTATAACCTGCTGGCATTGTAAATGACATTATTACTTGATTTTTTATATAATATTAGATAAAAAATTTAGTGCTTTAAAATAAGTTATCAGTTTTATGGTGCCTTTTTTTAAGTTCTTTTTTTTAAGTTCTTTTTTTTAGTTATTTGTTGATTTATTTGTTGATTTATTTGTTGATTTTTGTCTTGAAATATATCCTCCTGCTATATAACTATAACCTAAACTTGTATTCTCAGGTTTGTACTTACAGGTTTTACAAATATCATAGTCATTCTTATCTGTTGAATATATTATCTTTTTAATACCAAGACCTTTAATTATATTATAACAATTTGTACACGGTCTTGAATCTTTTAAATTGTTCATTTTATCTATTCTTGCAACATATAATATCATTTTTTTAAAAAGTTTTATTTGTTTATTTTGTTTTATTTGCTTCATTTGTTTTGTTTTATTATTCTTAGAAGCCTTGAACTACTAAAGGATTTATATCGCTATCAATATTTATATGATTTCGCTTTGCTGCATCTCTTATTGCCGCTACCTCTGCATGACAAGAACAACAACTTCTCATTAAACCATCCCTTGAATAATTCCTGTAATTATTAAATCCACTTCCTACTACCCTACCGTTTACTACTGCTATACATCCATGTCTTTGTAACATCGGCGAATACTTTGCATGCGATGTCGCCATTGAACAAAATCTTGAGGTCTTATTACTAATCATCTTAAATATACTTATTTTAATTTATTCATTCGTAATCTTTAATTCAATTTTATTAAATTATAATTTAGTAAAATTGAATATTATTTATTATTAATATTTATTATATTAATTGTATTAATTATGTCCTTTACACATTATACTAATTCTATGTCTGATGATGATTTAGACCCAATAGCTGATGCTCCTGCTGATGAAGTTTCTGCTCCTGGTCCTGCTGATGCTCCTGCTGATGAAGTTTCTGCTCCTAATGCTGATGCCCCTGGTCCTGCTGATGCTGAAAGATTTATAGAGTTTTTATCTCATTTTCAAGGTTTAGCCGGAATTCCTGGATTGACCGGAATGGTTGGTTCTGGTCCTGGTCCTGAATCTGATGATGTTTATAATATTCATCAAATTACCGATGAAAATGATAATATACCTATCTCTAAAAAAATTAAAATATTTACTGACCCCGATAATACCGCTCATAATCAAACCGATTTACAATCTATGTCTTCTGTAGAAATTACTGATGTCGATATCGATAATATTGATAATACTGTTAATCTTGATATTCCTACACAAAATAACGATTTAGGATTTCATGAGAATTCCGGTCTTAAAATACACGAGGTTTATTATAAAAATGTTAAAACTCTTAAACTATTTGTTAATCCTAATGACATAGTTTCACAATCTCTATCTGTTGATAAAGGTATTCTTAAACAAAAATATATTGAAGCCGCTGAAAAACATAATAAAATGATTGATGATTATTTTGATGAAAAATCATCTAGATCCGATTATGATTCCGGTTTTGATTTGTTTGTTCCATCACAATATGTCTCTAATATTAACGGATTATACTATCAAACTAAAACTACTTATATGATTACTTTAAATCATGAGGTTAAATGTAGTATGACTGATGGGTCTGCTGGGTATGCTGGGTCTGCTGGACCCGTTAGGAATGTCGGTTATTATATGTATCCAAGGTCTAGTATTTCTAAAACACCTTTCCGAATGGCTAACTGTGTTGGTATTATCGACTCTGGATACCGTGGTGACCTTATCGGTAAGTTTGATATTTTACCACATCTATGGCATTCCGGATATGGTTCTGGTCCTTCCGGTTCTGCTTATGAAGTTAAACCATTCGACCGATTTACTCAAATATGTGCCGGTGATCTTGGACCATTTAAAGTTGAAATCGTTGATGAACTATCACAACTTGAGTTGAACTCTGATGCGCAAGTAGAACGCGGCGAAGGAGGTATCGGTTCTACCGGCACTTAGAACCTTGCATTTTGCATTTAGCATATTGCATTTAATTTGTTATTCTGACTCTTCATCTGAACGTGTTATTGTATCTAAGTTTCTGAACTTTTCATAAGCACTCGGTCCTGTCTTTAAAAGATCTGAAAATTCTTCTTTATTTAAATCCGCTGTTTTTTCATCTGTCTGTTCATCTATTATCATTATTGCCATTGCCGCATAATTATGCAAATCTATTAATGTATCTCTTATTGACTCTGTATCTACTAATGCTACCTCTTTAGATGTTATTGATTGTGCTCTTCTTATTTTGTCTCCTAATCTTACCAATATACCTATTACACCATAGTCAATAAAAGCATCCCCATAATCTCTGTTTTTTCTACTGAATAATTCTAACCCTTCATCCTGCACTTTACGCATCTGTCCTTCTCTTGTTATCTTACCATTTGTTATCTTACTATTTTCCATTATAATATTATATGATATACTATATTATATTATTGTCTTTAATTATTTTATTTATTGTCTTTAATTATTTTATTTATTGTCTTTAATTATTTTATTTATTGTCTTTAAAAAAATGTCCTTTTAAATATGTGCCTTTTAAATATGTGCCTTTTAAATATGTGCCTTTTAAATATGTATCTCTCTTTTTTTACTTTGAACGTTTAAACAATATGTTTCTATATTTATTGATGGAATAGCTGCTTCTTCTTCTGTCTCTGATTCTCCTGCGTCTGATTCTCTTGCGTCTGATTCTCTTGCGTCTGATTCTCTTGCGTCTGATTCTCTTGCGTCTGATTCTCTTGCGTCTGATTCTCTTGCCGAAGGGTCTTCCATAACAAATCTGTACACATTTACCGATTTCGTTTGACCTAACCTATGCGCACGTGCTACCGCTTGGTCTTCTACCGACGGATTCCAGTGAGGACTTACAAAATATATATCACTATAGTGCTGAAGATTTAACCCTTCGCAACCCGTTTGGATTTGCAATATAAGAATATCTATGTCTGGATTTTCTATTATATCATTTCGCATATCGTGTGTAGTTCTTCCGTCTAACACCTCAACAATTAGTTCCGGACACTCTTCCTCTATTTTTTCTTGAATTCTATCTATCTCCTTCTTAAAATGACAAAATATTAACTTCTTTCTCATATCTGTTTCGCTAATGTGCTTTACTAATGCGCTTATCTTACTTGTCTCCTTTGTTGCTTTTATCATTTTTTCTACCCGCTCTACGTCGGTGCGGTATGTTACAATCATATTGTCTGTCAGTAAACCACTTAATAATTCCGGATAAACACACATCTGCCTTGCTCTTATTAGTGCTGCCAAACGACAACCATCTGTTATTTTGCTTATCTCTGGATATACATTGCTATGATATGTATTTGTTATACCAGGAATTAGAGAATGTATTTGCTGTGATATGTTCTGCTCCTCCTTATCTCCCCATTTTACTTGAATCATTCTTTCTTTTTTCGGTGGAATATTAATATTTACCTCTTTCTTTGTTCTTTTTAAAATATACGTCCCTTTTATCTCTTCAAAATTATCCTTTTTTTTATAGATTTTTGATGGAATATTTAACTGTTCACATAACGAATAAAAGTCCCACATACCATTCTGTATCGGTGTTCCTGTTATTAACCAACGAATATCGCTATTCAGTTTCGTTGGATGCGACATCTGTGCCCGTTGCGATTTTCTGTGCCGTAAATGATGCGCTTCATCAAATATTATACGATGCCACTTTACATTTGATAAAATTGAAATTGTTCTCACTACTACATGTCCATATGTTGTTAAAACTATATCGTACTGTTCTAGGTCACGACCTATCTTGAGGTCTATGTCTTTATCGTGACCACTATGATATACCAGGCACGATAATTCCGGTGTTATTTCGCTTATAGCCCGCTTCCATTGCATTAGTAATGCCGGTGGTAATACTATAAGAGTCGGTCGCTCTTGCACCTGCTTCGCTTGTGCTTGTACCTGCTTCGCTTGTGCTTGTACCTGCTCCTGCTTGCTTATCATAATGGTCCCTAACATCATTATTGTCTTACCTAATCCCATCTCATCCGCTAAAATACCTCCTCTTATCGGAGCTAGAGTGGCTTCTGCCTCCGTTGCAACCAATTCTCTTTTTAGGCACCATTCCACTCCATCCAACTGATGCGGTTGAAATGACAGATTACCTTTCTCCAGAAATTTACGGAACTTTGACGCTATCATTGCCTATTGCTTGTTGTTTTATGTTTCTTATTGTTGCTTTGGTGTTTTATGTTGCTTTGAGGTTTTATTCTAAAATCATTTCAATTTTATCTAACTATAATATAACATTCATTATATGAAATCTACATATAAAAATCGAAGAGTATATAAAAATAAAACTAAACGTGTAGATCTTAGTCCCAGTTTTAGTCGTACTCGTCATCTTAGTCGCGGTGGTAAATCTAAAAATAGAATTAGAATTAAACGACGTACAAGGTCACGAGATACAAGGTCACGAGATACAAGGTCACGAGATACAAGGTCACGAGATACAAGGTCTAAGCGACACTTATTGAAAAATGCCTATAATCATCTTATATCTGATAAAAAAATATTATATGAACCTGATTTATGGAACGCTGATGTATACGTTAAAAGAGGTCATAATTGTTATACCTATTTTTTAAATAAACAAGACGGTACTACATATAAACTTTGTAAAGATAAGTTTGATGATTATAATAATAGCATTGGCAAGCATAAGAGGCGTAAGATGCGTAATATGGACAAGGCTGGTAAAACAAAGAAGAAAAAATATATTCGTTGTCATAAACCTCAACCCGGTTATCGTTCTGGTCATGGAACTTTCGGTGATTATAGTAACTATACCTGTGAAAATGTTAATAAACGCGTATTATCTGATAATCCTAATATATTTAGAACACAAAATCACGAAGATAAATGCCCCAGTGATTATTATAAAGGCGGTTTAGTTGTTGCTAGTAAACCCGGCGAAACCGGTACATATCACTTCTATAGACAAGATGATGATGGTACATGGAGTCATAAACCCGGTGCTAATGCCGTCACTAAATTAGATGCCGATGATAATGTTATTGTTGACCCACGAACTGCTAACAGAAATTATGGTCCCGGTAGAGTTAATTATGACATTTATTGTCATACTTATTGCTTACCTAGAAATAAAAAGGTTAAAGGCTATTCTGCCTTACCTGACCGTTCCTCTCCATAGGACGCTTCTTACTTCAGTTTGGATTATCATAATATTCTTTGCAATCTTTACAATTCTTAATATGATTATTATAATTATCTAATGCTTCTTCCTTAGATAATTCTATCAGATTTTTTCTTGCGTTGGCGCTATTGCTATATATCCAATCTGGATAATATCTCTTTAACCATCTATTCAATATCCTTATACCTTCATCACTTTCTGTCGGCATATTGTATTTATAACCCTTTCTGTGATTTATCTCTTGTTTATGTACTAAATAATCATCTGTATTGAAAAATTTATTACTCATTACGTGCGCATTTTTTCTCATTTTACTTTCGGTCATTTTGCTTTCGCTCATACCGTCTTTCATAAACTTTGGTTGTTTTCTTTTATCATAACACATAAATACTCGACTTCTTCCCGCTGTTATCGGTACGCACAATATTGTTAAATCATTCTCCCAATCATCTATTTCTGACTGTGTTTTGTCTGATTGTGTTTTGTTTGATTTTTGTTTGTATAATTTATAAATATATGGTGCCTTATATACTATTTTACCATGTCTTTTATTCCCTGCGGTTACAT